CAACAAAACCAGTTTCAAGCGTTATCTACAACGGCCCTTCATTAATTGACGGTTCGCCTATTGTCGTGATCGCCATCATGCACAGTGGTAACGTAAAAACCGGGAACATGATTCAGACGCACATCATCAGGCAAGACATGAGCCCCATGCAAGCTAGCAAAATAGGTGCGGATTACAGTGTATGCGGCGATTGTATGCACAGGGGGACGCCTACAAATGACCCGGCAAAGAAGACGGCACAGGGTCGGACTTGTTATGTAAACCTAGGGCAAGGACCAAACCAAGTTTTTAAGGCGTTCAAGGCGGGAAAATACCCCACTGCCACCCCTGAACAAATCACCGCCATTGGTAGCGGGCGAATGGTCCGCTTAGGTACATACGGAGACCCTGCAGTAGTGCCCGCTAGCATCTGGGATGCGCTACTACTAGAGGCAGCAGGACATACAGGCTACACGCACCAGCACAACGCCAAGCAAGCGCCCGATTATCGCCGCATGATGTACAGCGCCGACAATGCGCTAGAAGCCAGCAAAGCACACGCGAAGGGCTACAGAACTTTCAGAGTTATCCCGGTGCAGGACTATAAAGAAAGCGGAAAAACGGCGCTTATGTCTAATGAGGTACTCTGCCCAGCAAGTAAAGAAGCGGGTTTTAAAACGACTTGTAACGCTTGCAAACTGTGCACCGGCTCAACGCTCAAAGCTAAATCGGTGGCTATCGTAGCACATGGCACAAGTCGAAACAACGTAAAAGGGTAACCAGTGATCAAAATCATCTTATACATTATCGGCGGTCTTTATCTGACATTGTGGGCGGCATGTTTTGCAGTTTACCTAATGACACGACTAAGGCATAAACTCAGAGGTTAAACGGGTGGATTAAAACGGGTGGTATATCGGAAGGTGTGCCGCCTTTTTTATTTGCGGTTTTATGTCGGTGGCTTATGCGCTAGGCTCAAAGGTGGCTTAATTTAAACGCCAATGACACTATTCAAGCCGTGAATAATGCACAAATCAATTATATGTTTTATGAATATAAGGGTATAAAAAAAATTCTCCCTGCCCGTACTATCATTGGTGGTTGATCATAGCTCAAAATGAATACAGAATACAATCAAACGATGTAAACATGAGATATAACGAAAGGGTATATCAGATATTTTAAAATCGTAGTATTATTATAGAGTAGTAGTTAGGCCCACATCAAGCACCCATGACTTACAGCAATTACAAAACCTTGGCCCGATTACCCAACATTTCAACAACAGATAAATCAAAGTTAAATCAAAGCTGTAACAAGTGCTCAAACAACAGCTTAAATTTGCAATCGTAGCGTTCAGAGCATCAACAAGCAGCTTAAAACCTGCATAGAAGCCCTTAATTTGTATTGTGCATAGTAAGAGCAGGGTACTACTATAAAGCTCTTAAATCGCGTTTAAAGCATTAGATATTTACCCAAAGAAAAATCCCCAAGGTTGTTACACCAAGGGGATAAAATTTTAATTTTTAGTTTTTGTCTTCTTAACTGCAGATGTACTTTCTTTCTCTGCAGCTTTCTCGCGTTTTTCTTGTAGTTGTGTTCTGAGTTCCAATCTGCGCACGATCTCCTCAGAATCAAACCACATCTCTTTACCCATAATGACTTCTTCAAGCTCCTTATCGGTGAGGAAATCCTTATAGACACTGTGCATTAACGTCCTGACTTGTTTATCTACGAACGAAGCGTGTGAAATAACATCAGATTGCTTACCAAAAGCACCAAACGTAGCAGAGTGTACCATCATTGTAGCGTAAGGCGATACACTGATACTTGGTGCAGCTAGAGCAATAAGAGAAGCTGCCGATGCTGCTACACCTTCAATACTAGCGTGAACATCTGCATCTGTATCTTGAATAGCGTTAATAATGGCAATTGCACCGTCCAATTGACCACCATAACTATTAATACTTAGGACTACAACATCACCTTCACTCAAAGACTCAATCCCTTGAAGTACTGTGCGATAATACTTTGGTTCTCGGATATTTTCATCTAGAAATACTTTAATACAGCGGTCTGTGCGTGTACTTTCAAAGTAAGGTAAATACTGTGAACCTCTTGTACTACCTTCAGATTCATCGTCATCATCATTACGAGCTAGTGAAGGGATATTTTTAAATTTATTGAGATTTCGCATTGGTTACTCCTTTATTGACCATGATTTTGTGTATAACCTAAACCTTGTAGATTCAGTTCTTTAATTTTTTGTTGACGATAAAGACAAGCCTTGACTTGCGCTTCAAGAATACCATACTTAGATGCTGAAAAAGACTTAGTTCTCTTTAAACCTTGTGCGTCATACCATGTAGTCACAAAAGTTACACAGCGATAATTTTTATGATCTAAATGAACTCCTGTAAAATTTGAGCTATTCTTTGAAGATTTTTTCCTATTTCTACAGTTCATTTCCGAAGGTATAATTCTAAGATTGGTCAAAGAGTTATCACTTGGGTTCCTATTAATATGGTCTACAACATAACCTTTTGGTATATTTCCAAATGCTAATGTATATACAACATTGTGTAACGAATACTTACAACTTTTAAATTTTACTTTCCAATATTCATCTAGATAACCTGCATTATCACCTTTACTTGCGTATTTACGACCTATGCCATTTCCCATAAAACGAGCAGTATTCCAAGATACACCACTGGGACTTTTATCATCTAAAGAAAAGAATAACGCTAATTCTTCAATATTGTATCTAGACATTATCGCCCTTTCTTAAATTGTTTATCTTGCTCTGCTTGAGAAATAATAGCAGTACCTTTAGAGTCTTCAATGATTTCTTCTTCAAAAGCAATTACGAATTCTTTAGTCAAGCCTGAACGTACAATCTCATCCCTTGTAAAACCAACAAACGCTGTATCTGGAATATTATACTTTTTGATAATTTTTTCTAGGTACACCAGACCAGTCATTCCATTTCTTACATCTGATTGCATTTCTGCATTATCACCGCAAAAGACAATCTGAGAGTCGTTACCTACACGAGTAGTCAATGCTTGAATCTCAGGTACATACAGGTTTTGACTTTCATCTACAATGATGATGCTGTCATTCCAGCTTCTACCTCGGATAGTCTCCAAGCTACAAATCTCAATAGTTTTATTCTTCAGATGAATTTCTGTAGTAGCTTTACCTAAGTAGTCTTCAAAGTAGTCAATCATCTGTTGGTAAAACGGCAACAACTTCTCTTCTGCTGTACCGGGAAGAAAACCAATGCTTCGACCAGCCAACGGTTGGTATGCACGAATCAGTACAACCTTTTTAATATCACCGTAGTGCAATTTCTTAGCTGCATGGTGAATAGCTAACAAAGTTTTACCAGTACCTGCACTGCCTCGTGCTACTACCAAAGTATTATACTTTAGGGCTTCCAATAGTTCTTGCTGTTTGTCATTCATTGCAAACAAAGGTGGAAACTGTACTCTTGCAAACTTCTCTTTTTGTACACGTTGTGATTGTACTTTTTGATTTCTTTTCATAAATCCCCTTTTACTACTTAGGATATATTAATAATAATACCTCAAGGGTTATCTTAAGGTATTGGATGATAATATCAAATATTATTCTTTAGGTTTACGACCACGTTTAACTTCAGTATTAACTACAGGTGTTTCTTCAGTATTATCTTCAGTTACCAATTCGGTTGGACCTTTAATTTTAGGTTGTGCTTTAACCATACCTGTAACTAGCATTGATCCAAATGCAGTTGGGAACAAATCGTTAGATTCAAAGTCAAATCGCCAGCCTTCAATGATACTTTGCTCTACAGCTTGACAGAACTCATATAAGCTATAAGTTTCAATTCTCTTAATTTCCATAAATACTCCTTATTAAAGTTAAACTCAATGCTTGCTGAGTTAGGTCAATTATAGCACAACCAACTATGCAAGTCAACACAAATATTTTTAAATAAAGCTTGACAAACGCAAAAACGTATGCTACACTAAGAATATACTAACGTATATAACTACAGTTATACATCAGTTAAACCTATGTTATAACGTATATTACTATATCTGTAACCTTTGATGTTATATCTAATAGTACTATAGATAGTAACATTAGATGTTAACGTTATTTAATCCTATAATAAAAGAGATATAAATAACTTAAGTATAATATATGTTATAACGTATATAATAACTACAGTTATATATTAACTCTTTTCTTTTGGCTACGCCCGATAGCTTGTCCTCAAGCCGGTTGGCTCTCTTGCAGAGTGCATGTTGAACCTTGCAGCTAACATAGCTCATGCAAAACCTTCAGCAAGGCATCTAAAACGCTCTACAAGGCTTCAATTTTAAGTTGCCTAGGGATGTGTAGCCTGAAGGTACGAAACGAGCGTATAGGCCGTTTAATCGTAAACATGAACTAACCTTATGATGGTGCAAATATGAACATAATTGAATTGAAAGAAACTATTGATTATGATCTCTTCGCAGGAGCCTTCTATTTACTAAAGAACAACTGCAGATATAGAAGAATATTTCCAAACGAAGATGGTTATATCATATTTTATAAAAATAGTAAAAGATTAAAATTTAAAGCTAATAAGTTAGCAATTGAGTTTGTGCAAAATATTGATGTGCAAAAAGATAGAGTAGTATTGCACAAAAACTTAGATGATACTGATTATAGATATATTAATTTAAAACTAATATCTAAGAAAGTGCATAACACAATTAAAGAAGCACATAGGAATTTATCTGGTGCTTTAAAGCTCCAGCCTCATGCAAAGGATGTCTTCTCTTATGTTTTAACTTGGAAAGAAAACTCCAAAGATAAAATCTTAGTTGTGCAAGACATAGTAATAGCCAGAAGGTTATATACAAGGTTGCAACTCAAATATGCTAAGATTTTAAACAAGTTCTGTGTATTTGATTGATATTTCTCTTGAAATTTACGTATTCGTGTGCTATAATCAAGGCTTCTATGTAAATTAAGTTATAGACTTTACGTAAATTGCACTATTAAGCGGTGCAACCCTGCGCAAAGACATTAACAACTTAACCCTACATAGAAGTAAACCTTCATATGTTAGTCTAATTGCCCTTTCACTCCTTTCAGCGTTAGATGCTTCGGTATGAGCTGGACTAGTAACCAGCACTAACACACAGTTAGTTCTTGCACTAACATAAATTTGTACACCATACTTGACAAAAGACATTACTTATGTCTATAATGAAGAAACACAATAAGAATACCCTATGAAATGCGTAATTTGTAACCAATACTTCAAACGTTCAGTCTTTAACCAGACTTTTGAATGCGATGCATGTCAAGCGATTGTATTAGATGAATTTGATTCTGAAATGCAAGTTGAAGTGGAATTGCTAAGGCATCCTTCAGGTAAAACTCAAGCTGTTATCTATGATGATATGAACGATGATACCGGGGATTCAATTTAATATAGCGGGTAAGGTGGTCACTACTGCAGTCTCATAAGCTCGCAGCATCACTGGTTCGAATCCAGTACCCGCTTCCAAATTTAAGCTACTATCGTCTATCGGTTAGGACATCTGGTTTTCATCCAGACAAGCGGAGTTCGATTCTCCGTAGTAGCTCCAGAGCAAAATAATGGAACTGGTAGGATCATCCATTCAACGGTTGTTAGTGACGATGGGGGCTATCGGAACTTTCAAATAAACGTGTATTCCGCAACTACGTTAAAAGTTCGGCTGCTCAATCGCCAACGGAAAGAGCATAAGGTTACAGTTGGATAAATTTTGGCATATAGCTCAGTTGGTAGAGCGTGAAACTGTTAATTTCAATGTCCGTGGTTCGAGGCCACGTATGCCAGCCAAATAGTGTATCTGTAGCTCAATTGGCAGAGCATTGGATTCCAAATCCAAGGGTTAGTGGTTCAAGTCCATTCGGGTACGCCAAATATAGGTGATTGGTTGAGAGGCCGAAAACAGCGGATTGCTAATCCGTAGGGTAGTAATACTGCCCCGTGCGTTCGAATCGCACATCACCTGCCAATAAAACTGAGTGTAGCCTAGATAGTCAGGCACTTGATTTGGGGTCAAGACCACGGGTATGCGAGTTACCCCATTCAGACCAATCTTTGTTCTCCATTTGCGAATGGCGAATGCGCTATATTAGAATAGCAAATAATTAGGATACGTATACCGTTAAGGAGACGGTCTGGTCTGTAAAACCAGCGCCACATGGCTCGTATGGATCGTTACCATAAGTATCCACCATAAACCGTTCGAGAGATAGCTTATGCTATTACGGGAAGTAGCAAGGGGTGCGACTTACGCTATAAGTTAAAACGCACACTTACATTAAAGAACTCTACCTTAGGGTCCGAAGTAGCCTCGGTTTTAGGCGTCCCACGAATCTGTTGCGTGGTAACACGGAGTTTAGAAGCTTCGGGTAAGCACCGCCAAGTGCTTACGCAAAGGATACAGCGTACTCATCTGCGGTAGATACGAAAAGGCTACTCGGGAGTCGTAACCCGAACTAACACAGGAGAATATATGTTCGAAAAAGGTAAATCAGGTAATCCAAACGGTCGTCCTAAACGGTCAGACACTTCGGATAAACCAACTAACCGTGAGCTAAAAGAGCGTGAATTAGTCATGCTACTACGTAAGATCAAACCTCACGTAGCTGAAGCTATTGTGCAAGCGGCTAACATCATGAAGAACGCAGAAGCCAGTCACCAAAACCAGTTAAAAGCTGCAACTATCCTTTTGGATAACTATCGCAGATTAACCTTGGACATGTACGATGGCGAAGAGCAAGCCGATGAAGCTGGCGTGGAAGTGCAGCAAAATAATGCAGCAATTTTTAGCTTGAAAGTTGTTAACGAAGATTGATTTTATACAACAGCTAGGTTGGCCCACCGAAAAGACGATTACTCACCGTCCTGCTGATTGTTTATTGTGAGTTTCATTGGAGAATGAAATGAAGAATTGCAAACGTTGTAATCAAGAGAAAGACTTATCTGAATTTTACAAAGCGAAAACATCTAAAGATGGTCATCAATCGCACTGTAAAGACTGTCATAGTAAAACGAATAGTCAGAGATATTACGAAAAGCATGAAGAAAATCGTGCGCGACTTTCAAAGTATTATTTAGATAACCACGAAAAAGAAAAAGCTTCTCGTAGGGAGCACTATCAAAAGAACAAATCAACATATCTATTTAACTTTTATAAAAGAGAGTATAGATTAAAAGAGGCTACACCTAACTGGTTAACTGCTGAAATGCTGTCTGAAATAAAAGACATTTACGCAAGAAGGCAGGAAATATCTAATGTAGCGGGTGTAGAACATCACGTAGATCACATTGTACCAATTCAAGGCATTGATGTTTGCGGTTTGCACGTTCCTTGGAATCTTCAAATATTGACCGCAGAAGAAAACTTAAGGAAAAGTAATAAGTATGAGTGAACAAATAATTATCGGACCAGCAAGTAAAAAGCAAGAGTTATTTTTAAACAGCGATGCAACGATTACTTTAGCAGGGGGTGCTGCAGGTTCTGGTAAAACTTATACTGCTCTTCTTATTGCACTTAAATTTATGCAAAATCCCAGAGCAACTGGAGTTATCTTTCGTAGAACTTCTAAGATGCTAACTGCTCCCGGATCAATCTGGCATGAAGCTGTGCATTTGTACACTAGTATTTACCCTAATCTTAGGATTCGATCTAGAGAGCTTGAGTTAATTTTCCCAAATGGTGCATTACTTAAATTTAGTCACATGCAACATGCAACCAACGCCTTGGATCACAAAGGTGGTCAATACTCGTTGGTAATCTTTGACGAAGCAACAGACTTTGAAGAAGAGATGGTCGTTTATTTGCTATCTCGTATGCGTAATGCTTACGTAGATTATAAACCGCAGATGTTTTTAATGACGAACCCCGACTACAATTCATTTTTAAGAGCTTGGTTAGAAGATTACTATCTAGACCCAAACACGGGTATTCCACTCCCTGAAAAAACAGGGCATAAACGTTATTTCTTTCGTCAAGGCAACACTATGCTTTGGTATAACAGTTTAGCCGAAGCTGAAGCAGCACATGGTGCAGGAGATGAGTCCGGTATTTCATCGTTTACATTCATTGGTGCAACCTGCCGTGATAACCCTCCACTACTTAAAGCACAACCAGATTATATCAGCCGATTGATGTCCCTTCCTCGCGTAGAGAAAGAAAGACTACTTGATGGCTCATGGTTTGCTCGTCAAGAGTCCGCTGGTCTGTTTAAACGCGAGTGGGTCGGTCTTGTAGATCATGCGAACGGTAGAGCTAGAAAAAGAATTAGAGCTTGGGACTTTGCGTTTAGTAAACCCTCAGAGCAATATCCTAATCCTGACTGGTCACGAGGTGTTCTAATCTCTAAAGACCCGAACAATCTTTACACAGTAGAAGATGTAGTATCTTTGCGCGACAGAGTACACGAGGTAGAAAAGCTGGTTTTCGAAACTGCTCTTCGTGACGGTCAAGACGTAACTATCAGTATTCCATTGGACCCTGCTGCAGCCGCTGGAGCTTACGCTAAAGATTTACAGCGCAAGTTAGCTGAAATGGGTTTTCACGTAAGACTAACAAAACCTGTTAAGTCTAAGATTACTCGTTTTGCTCCTTTCTCAAGTATAGCACAAGCTGGATTCGTAAACGTAGTAAAAGCTAACTGGAATAAAGATTTCTTTGATGAACTAGAAGTGTTCGATGGTGATCCTAAAAAGAAAGATGACCAAGTTGATTGCTGCTCAGATGCAATGCTGTTGTTAAATAAAGATACTCAGCTACCAGTATTTTCACTACCAGATTTTACAGGTAGTAACCCTTTCGATGGAAGCATCACAGGCTCCAATATTCCTACATTTCAAAGTTCATTAGTTTCATAATTAAAGGAGCCATTAATGGCGCGTAAATCACAAAATAACTCAGTACTAAAAGCCGTAGATGATACGCCAGATCGTTTCAAGTTAAGTGAATCAGGTTATCTTGGTTTAAACGTCTTCAACGGTGTCTCTAACGATGAACTCAAAAGAGAATTAAACTTTCCCAATAACGTAAACACCTACAAGCAAATGTCTTATCACGCTACGATTAACTCTGCGTTGACACTGTTTGAAAATATCGTTGGTAAGGCAGACTGGAAATTTAAACCCACTAATGACGCTACTCCAGAAGAACTAAAGCAAGCTAAGATCGTTAACGAAATGATGCAAGACTTGACAGATCAAACTTGGAGTGAATTTATTTGTGATGCAATGTCTGCCAATATGTATGGGTTTTCTGTGCATGAAAAAGTATACCGCAGACGCTTAAAATCTAATGGTTCTAAATACGATGACGGTATCATCGGTTGGAAAAAGCTACCTATTCGCAATCAAGAGACAATCGAAAAGTTTATCTTCAGCGAAGACGGTAATGAAGTCAAAGGTGTAAAACAAAACCTTTCAGCTATTTCTGATGTATACAATCGTTACTCAAGTCGAACAAATAACGAAGTAATTTTACCTCGTAGCAAGATCATGCTGTTTCGTGCAGGTAAACATAAAGGCGATCCTTTTGGTAAATCCATGCTTCGTGATGCATACCTAGCTTGGCGGTTCCTAAGTGTTATTGAAGAGATCGAAGCTAACGGTGTAGCCAAAGATTTAGCTGGTTTACCAGTACTGAAGTTGCCACCTCAATATCTCTCTTCAGATGCTTCTCCAGATCAAAAAGCAATTCGCGCTTACTATGAAAACGTAATGCGTAATTTGCAGTTGAATCAACAGTCTGCTTTGATCCTACCACAAGCACACGATCCTGACACAAAGCAACCTCTGTTTGAACTTGAGTTACTATCTCTAAACGGTAGTAAGGCAATGGATACCTCCAAGATTAAAGAATACTACAAGAACTTAATCTTGACTGCGCTATTTGCTGATATTCTTGTTCTAGGTCAATCTGGTGGTGGCTCTAACGCTTTAGGTCAAGTTAAAAACTCCTTATCTGCTACTGCTGCAGAAGCGATGCTTAAAAAGATTCGTGATGTAATTAACGATGATTTGATCAAGCAAACTTACGAGTTAAATGGTTGGGATACCTCTCGCATGGGTCACATGGACTTTGACAACCTAGAGATCGAAGACCTAGAAGCATTCTCCAAAGCTGTTCAGCGTTTCGCTAGTACGTCAGTTCTTGAAGTTGATCGTGCTGTTCTAAATAGAGT